TCTCAAAGAGTATAAAGGAAACCATTTTGGGTAAAGCAATATTAAGTAATAGAATTTACTTAGATACTACACCTGAGATTTTAGAGCGACTGAAAAGTACTCTAACATATAAAATTAAGAAGCCTCCGCGTCCGGGGCTTACTCACTTCTCCCAGTTTGAAATTATTAAGAACTTCAAACTATTACCTAAAGGAGTAATAGCTATACCTATTGGTAGAACCGATCTTATTCCTAATGGATACGAGATAGTAGATAAACGGGTAAAAGAAGAATATCCCTACCCTGACCCTAAGCTACAGCTACGTGGCAGTCAGATTCCTATCTATGAAGATATTGATGATAATGCGTTTATTAATGCTATGGTAGGGTTTGGCAAAACTTTCTTAGCACTTCATATTGCTAGAAAGCTAGGGCAAAAAACACTAATAGTATGTCATAATACTATGCTAAGAGACCAATGGATAGAAGAGGTTAAGAAGTTATATGGAATGGATTGTGGCATTATCGGTAGTGGTAGCTTTGATATCGACCATGTTATTGTTGTCGGAAATATCCAAACACTCATCAAAGAGCTTCCTAATATTGCTAAAGAGTTTGGCACTGTTATCGTGGATGAGTGTCACCATGTTACTGCTACTACCTTCTCTAGCTTCCTGGATGGAATGTACTCTAGATATAAGATTGGCTTATCTGGTACTATGAACCGTAAAGATGGAAAGCACATATTATTCAAAGATTTCTTTGGACTTCAGCTGTATCAGCCGCCCCAAGAGAACACATTAGTACCCAGGGTACGTATTGTTAAGACAGGGGTAGGGTTATCCGAAGGAGACCCCTGGGCAGTTAAGATCAATAAGTTACTATATGACCCTGACTATCAGGAGCTAGTTGCTATCATTGCAGCTAAAGAGATTGCAGAAGGACATAAAGTACTAATCATCGCAGACCGTGTAGAATTTTTACAAAAAGTAGGAGAACTAATTGGTGAAGAATGTGTGTGTATTGTTGGTGAAACAACCTTTGAACAAAGAGTTGAGCTTAAACGTCAAATCGAAGAAGGTGAAAAGAGCTGCATTGCTGGCTCCCGCCAAATCTTCTCAGAGGGAATCTCAGTAAATATTCTTAGTTGCGTAATTTTAGCTGCGCCAATTGCGAACGATTCACTCCTAGAGCAGATCATTGGTCGTATTATGCGTATGCAGGAGGGTAAACTAGAGCCTTTAGTTATTGATATGAACTTTAGCAGCCCTAGCGATAAGAAACAGAATACTATGCGTAAGAATTTTTATACTAGAAAAGGATGGGAAATTGAATAAAGAATTCTTAGCAGCATTCCGACTTATAGGTTATGACTAGCTATCTTTTTTAGGTATGCCTATACTCTATGATGGAGGTCTTTGTATAAATAGAAGCATAGAGGAACAAGCATATTCTAATTTACACAAAGAGCACTTAGAAATTTAGACTTGTACTATTTGTCTAAATTTGATATAATTATTACTTAAACAAAAAAGCATAATAAGGAGTTTAGTATGCAAAAACCAACACTCGGAATCTTCATTGGTAGATTCCAGCCACTTCATGCAGGACATAGAGAAGTTATTAGACAAGTATCTAAGGAAGTTCAGAAGACTAGCGGTCTAGGGCTTGTACTAATTGGTTCAGCTAATGTGGCTAGATCAGTTAAGAACCCTTGGACATTACAGGAACGTCGTATAGAACTTAGAAACTTTCTATTTCATGAAGGTATTACTAATGTTAATCTTAGTTGTCTTAATGACTATAAGTACTCTGATAGCCAATGGTTAAATGATGTAACAAGCATCGTCAATGAGTATAACGCTAATGATACTTATACTGTAAAACTCTTTGGGTTTGCTAAAGAAGGTAATGACTATCTTGATTGGTTCCCTCAGTACGAGTTTATCAATGTTACTACACCTTACGATGTATGCTCTACAGATATTCGTGAGCAATGGTTTCAGAAAGAATCTCACCGTTTTGTAAATAGTGTTATAGCTGACTGGGACTATTTCAAGAAAGAGAAAGCTCTTTTTAGGGATTACCCTTTCAAAGAGACCCTTAACTTCAACTGTGCTGATGCTATTCTTGAATGCTGTGGGCATATTCTTCTTATCAAGCGCGGAGCCGCTCCAGGTAAAGGTAATTGGGCTTTACCGGGTGGCTTTAAGAATGCTAATGAAACCTTCCAAGACTGTGCAATCCGTGAGCTAATGGAAGAAACTAATGTACGAGTACCTGAGAAGGTTCTTAGAGGCTCTATAGTTTCTAGTAAACTATTTGACTCTCCCACCCGTGGTCAAGGCATCCCTAGAAACACTCTCGCGATACACATTAAAGTACTTGCTGGCGCTGACGGTAGTCTACCTAGAGCTAAGGGCATGGATGATGCAGTAGAAGCAAAATGGTTTCCTATCTCTGTAATTATGAATAATATTAGTATGCATGATGACCATGCTGCTATTATTTCCACAATGTGTGGCGTGCTTCCTTTACCTGCGCACGTAAATCCTAGGTTCTTTAATTAGTAAGGAGTTTACTATGAAATCAAATCTTAATTCAATCATGTTGGATACTGACAGTTATAAAGTCAGTATGTGGAAACAATATCCAGAGGGTACCGAGTATGTTTACTCCTACATTGAAGCCCGTGGAGGAGTTTACTCTGAAACGGAATTTTTGGGTGTACAGGCTTTAGCACAGTACCTAGCAACCCCAATTACTCAAGAGCAAATTGACTATGCTGATCGTATATGGTCATTACACGGTGAACCATTCAACAAAGCTGGTTGGCAATACATACTCGATGTGCATAATGGACGATTGCCTCTTCGAATTCGAGCTGCTAAAGAAGGACTTATTATTCCAACCAGAAATGTACTCTGTACCATTGAAAACACAGACCCTAAGTGCTATTGGCTCACTACCTGGGTGGAGACATCAGCACTTAGGGCTATTTGGTACCCTTCAACAGTCGGTACAATCTCGTGGAATATCAAACAAGTTATTATAAAATATTTGGAGAAATCTGGTGACCCTAGCTCTATTGGTTTTAAACTTCACGATTTCGGCGCTCGTGGTGTATCTAGTAATGAGAGCGCCGGCATTGGTGGAGCAGCGCACCTTGTTAATTTCATGGGCACTGATACTATGTCTGGTGTGCTCCACATTATGGATATTTACGGTGGGGACGTGTGCGGATTCTCAATCCCAGCCGCAGAACACAGCACAATCATAAGCTGGGGTCGTGAAAACGAAGTAGCCGCATACCGTAATATGGTTAAGCAGTTCGGTGGAAATGGAAAGATTCTAGCAGTTGTGTCTGATTCCTATGATATTTTCAACGCTTGCAAACTATGGGGGACGGAACTAATAGATGATGTTATTGCTAGTGGGGCAACAGTAGTTATTCGCCCTGACTCTGGCGACCCTATTGAAGTTATGCCAAAGATGATGGCAATTCTGGAACACTACTACGGTGCCCCTAAGAATACTAAAGGCTACAAAGTACTAAATAACGTACGGGTAATCTGGGGAGATGGTATCAATGCAATGTCATTAGAAACTATCCTGCGCACAATGGTTGATTTGCATGGCTATAGTGCCGATAACTTTGCCTTTGGCATGGGAGGGGGCCTACTGCAGCAATTGAACCGTGATACTCAGCAATGGGCTATGAAGTGTTCGGCCGTAGGTATTCGTGAGGTAGTATGGGATGGGTTTGGTAATTATACACGAGAATTAGTATGGCTCGATGTATTCAAAGACCCTATTACTGACCCTGGTAAGCGTTCAAAGCGTGGTCGTGTTACTCTTTGGACTAGTGGGGGAGAATACCAGTCCTCTATTACACAGCCTATGAATTGGACTGATAAGGGTATTCTTTGGGAAGATGCAATGGAAACTTACTTTGATAATGGTGAAGTACAGTTTACTCAAACATTTGAGCAAGTTCGATCTAATAGTAATAAATAATATGATCAAAAAAGAACCACAATTTATAGTACTATCTAAACGTACTATTCATCATGAGGGAGACCAACGTAGCCGTGACTTTCCTGGTCACGGCTATGGAACCTACTCAGAAGAAATAGACGTAGTAACGGAACTTTTTGATGAAGAAGGGCTAAGGGAGTACTTACTAGGCGAGGAACTTAGTTTATATAGAGTATATAAGGTAACTCCAGTTAAAGTTAGTAAAATAGTAAGCATTGACATAAATAGATGATTAATTTTAAACTTGAACATCTTGCCCTTTTATGATATAATAAATATTCAAAAGGATAGCAATGGCGTTATTTTTCAATATGCAACTACTTGAGGAGCAGGCAAAAACAGACAACAATAAATTATTGGCGTTACTCCTGCATCACTATAACGGTAAAACCATACCTAGTAAGTATGATAAATACCCTCCCTCTAGGATACCTTTAGTAGGGCATTCTTTCCTACTAAACCCTAGGGATTTCTTTTTAGATAAAAATACTGATATTCTTTATAAGATTCAGTATCTAAAACTCGCCGCAATGCGCGATTACTTGTTATACAAAATGTACAAGTATAAAGCCTTGCAAACTTCATTCTATCCTGATCTAAATCATGATGGGATAAAACACAATCCACTGTTGCAAATAACACCAACAGAAATCCACTTTAAATACGAGAAATAATTATATGGCACTAGATTTTAAATCCACCAAGGGTAAAGCAGTTAAGAACTCCCACGAGGCTTACACATACAAAGATGGCGAAAACGTCGTTCGTCTAGTTGGCGGCATTCTGCCGCGTTATGTATATTGGGTAAAAGGTACTAATGGGAAACAACTTCCAGTTGAGTGCCTAGCATTTTCAAGGGAAGAGGAAAAATTCAACAATAAAGAACATGATTGCGTTCAAGAGTTCCACCCAGAACTGAAATGCTCATGGGCTTACGCAGTTAACTGTATTGACCCTACTGATGGTAAAGTTAAGGTTCTTAACCTGAAGA